TGGTTTTAATTGAAACCCCACCAATTTTAACAGTAGCCTTCTTAAATGCTTCAGATGTAGCTAATGTAAGCTGCTCAGCTGCTTTAAAACATTCCTCGGCAGGTCCAGGTATCGAGCACTCTATTTCAACAATCTTGCCATCAGTATGAGTGAATGCTCTCGCAACTAACTCTTCATCCAAAACAGAGCATAAAATACGAGCAAACTCTATTGCATCAACATAATCAATAGAAGCAACTCTAATTATAGCATGATTAATAGGAAGATATTTATTATAAATCTTCCTATTTGATTTTTCGGAGGCAGCAACTTGTTGCAAATAGTTTTTCAACAAACTATTTATCTCTGGAGCAGCCAAAGGTTTAGAATCAGATGGATCTTTTTGCCCTATTTCGTTACTCATATCATTCTTCATCCTTGCAATATATTTTTTAAAGATACTATCATGTGATGTATCATTTAATTTTGAAGGATTTGGCGGATTTACTTTACCTGACATTGCTAACTCATAATTATTAGATTTAGAGTTTTTATCAAACAAACTAACCAAATTCTTAGTATATGGCGCTTCATTAGCAGTATAATAGCCAGCTTCTTTTAAAGCTTTAGAAAAAGAAACCGGATCTGGATGTAAAATATGTTCCCAAGCTTTAGTATAACGTCCAGAACTTAAGAAATTTAAATAATCTTTAGCGCCCTCATCCAAAGTTGGATAGGCACGATATTTTAATTTCATTTTCTTCCAGACGCCTGGACTAATTTGCTCATCAGTTGATAGATCATCAAAATAATCAAAGCCACTATCAGATTTTGTGGTAATGTTTCCTACATTATAATTCCACATACTTTTTCTGTGACCTGTTTCCAAATCATTTTGAGCCAATACCATGGCTACCTGCTCCTTAGAAGGAGTTGCGCCAAATTTTTGTTGCCAAGCATTAATAATGGCTTGCGCCATTTGGGCGGAAGACACTTCAGTTCTAACACGCTGAACTCTATTGCCCGCCTGCTTGATCATGAAATTACCCCCTAATGGATTTAGCAACACTCAAAAGCTGAATAGCAGTAGCTGGATCACTCTTTTGAATACTGGAGGCATATTTCTTAATAAACAAAGATAAGACTACTGGAGATTCTCCGGACATCTTAGATAAAGTATTGTAAAAATTGCGATGAGCAGCCGTACCCCACATTTGGTTGGCAATCTCATCACTCTTAAATTTACTGCGCACTGGTCCGCTAGATGGTGGACCAGCTATTTCAGTGTTTCCCATAGATGGGGATGGTTCAGTGTCACCAGCTTCCCCAAACGGAGATGGTTCAGTATCTCTTGCAGGAGTAGCGCGCTGAGTAGCTGATGCAGGGACTGACGGTGGAACAGTTTGAATTTCTTCTGGAGAAAGATCTTCAACACCACTAGAAGGTGCATTCGGATTTGGAAATACTACAGAAGGGCTCTTGCTAAGAACTGCTTGTGGATCCATATTTTTTGGAACATTATTACGTGGTAATGTAGGAACTTCCAAATCCTCTGGACTTGGATCTCTTTCTCCATTTGGATCTACTTCTTGACCACCTAATTCGGCTGGCTTATCAGATACATCCACTTTCTTTGGAGCAAATCCACTAATAATATTTTCAAATGGCTTAACAGTGATATTATAATAAGTCTTAAAAGAGTTATCATAATTATCATACGCTTTAATAATTTTAGCCGCTGCAGCAATATACTTATCTGGATTTCTAACAGATCTAGCGCTTGCCATTTCTTTCAAAACAGAAAGAACTATGGATAGTAATCTTTCAGATTGAGTTAACATAGATGCTGAAGATTTTTTAAGTTGCGCAACTTGCTTTGGGTATCTCTTTTCCCAAGCACTTAAAGCTCTACCTCTCTCTGTGCCGATGTTAGCAAAGAAATCAAGGATATTAGCTTGTTTTATGAAATATGGTTGATTATAAGAAGCGGCTTTTGGGGCAAATCTATTATGTAAATCATGTAAGTGTTCTTTACTTTCATCATCCAAATCTTGAAATAAAAACTTTTCATGAACTTGATCTAAATTAGCTCTAAAATTAGACAAAATCTTAACAACATCATACATTTTCTTATGAAATCTGCCTAAATCGGCAACAGCTTTCATATATTCTCGTCTATTAAGATTAGACTTTGCAGAACTAAGAAGTGATTTTAAAGACGTACCATCTGCGGGAGCCTCTGCATCTCCGATTTGATCTCCGGTAACAATAGCTCTAACCGGATCATCTGTATCGTTTCTTAAACGATTCATAACATCTTCAAATTCAGGATTGAAGAATTTTTCAGCAGCAACGCCGGTGGGATTAAATACGTTTTCTCTTAACTTATTTAGTAAGCTTCTTTTTCCAGCACGTGGCAGGGCAGTTTTCTGCATAATAAAACCTCTGTTTATATGTAATCAGTAAATAAATACTAGATTATCCATACGTAAAAACTTTGATATTTTGATTTTAATTCAAATTAAGCTGGGGGAGGTGGTCCAGCGGCTGGTGGTGGAGGTGGAGGAGCCTCACCGCCTGGTGGAGGTCCACTTGGAGGAGGTCCACCTGGAGGTGGTCCACCTAAATCTAATCCGGGAGGTGGTCCGCCACCTGGAGTTTCACCTGGAAGTGGAGCTTCAGCTCCTGGGGCTCCTGGAACACCAGTTGCCGACTCTTTTGGCTCTGGAATTTCATCTTCATCATCCAAGGCTCTTAATGCATTTAGATCCATTGCTTGTAATGCTTGCTTTTCTTTTAGATTAATAGCATTTTGAATAGATTCTTTGCGCATCTTACGAATTTCATCTTCATATTCAAGACCCATAGAACGATACAAAGTATGTAAAGAAGCTCTCTTAGCAGCGTCTTCACCTTGAGTCAAGGTTACTAAGCTGTTAATATAATCTCCAGCATCGAATAATGACATATGGTTCCAATCAATTTCTGGAACAATAAGTTGCTTTTCACCACCAGAATAATCATAAAATCCTTGGATCTTAGAAATTGGTGCGAAAATTTTACGCTTTAACCAAGTGGACATCATATTACGAAACTGCATGTATCTTTGACGTAAAACGTCTAATGCAACACCACCGTTAGCGTAAGTAGTATCAGCACCACCATCCATCAAAACTGGCGGGACCTGTAAACCAACATAAATTTCTTTAATAATCTGGGTAATATCTCCAGAAATATCATAAATGCCAGCACCATATCCAATTCTTTCTACAGCAATACCAGCATGAGAAAAAATCTTAAAGTCTTTATCATATTGTGCTTCTTCGAAAACATTTTTCCAAGCGTCTAAGTCAGCGGCAGTTGGATGTAATCCATCAGGTCCATCTGTACCAATTTTAACCAAAGTTAATGGATTAATCATGTTATCAGCTTGAGCGTACTTAGATTCACGCAACTTATCAAATAACATAAGCTGACGGAAAATACAAACTGGAAGACCGGTTCCACGAATTTCGTAAGGACTAATTCTACGAGCTAAATGTGATACGTGGAAGTTATCTAATGGAATATTATCTCCACGCTTTACAGAATCAATAATGTGTTGATTTAATTGTTTGCGTTGTTCAATATCAGTTGATTTGTTGGAGAAAATGATTTTCTTTAAATTCTCGTCTGGGCGCAACATGATAATTGGCTCATTTGCCACTACTGTGCGCTTTACAATCATATAATCTGGATTTTGAATTAATAGGCGGCTCCACTTACCTTTACTTTCATCTAGCTCTGCGTAAACGAAAGCCTCTCCTAATAACCAATACTCTTGTGCAATCTGCACGCAAATATTCATTAAATCTATTTCTTCAATCATATCATTGAAGAATTTTTCTACATCCTTATTAGGACATTTAATATTTAATTTACTGATTGGATAGGTACTATGTAAATTAGTAGCATTATGAACGAATGGATTTAAAGCATAAAAACTGCGGCACCAAGCATTAATGGTAGCTCTATCACGTGGAAGATTTAAATTAGAATTTAACCAAAGTGGAGAATATACTTCTGGAGTTTGCTTAACAACATCTCCGTTACCGCCACGATAACTGCCGCCAGAGCTACTTACTACCTGAGCGTATTTTTTCATTCCTACGGAAGAAGTAACGAAAGAAGCGGAAGTAATTCCATTTTCTTTAGCAGAAGGTCCGGAACCGTCTCTAAAAAGACCTTGGTTGACTTCATCAGATAAACTGTCTCTTCTAGAAGAAGAAACCCCTTTTACCATCAAAGCACTTACTTGAGGGACAGTGGACCTCGATGCCAGATACTGCTCTGAATTAGAGGGTCCTACCCATAGTTTTTGAGATTTATTTATAGCCATGCCGCCTCATTTATCCACTACACCTTCTATTATGCTCTAAAAATAATATATCCAGCAAACACTGATATTTAGAACTTACGAGGGATATAACCAGTTACGATAAGCGGTCTTTTGGATTGTTTAAAATTTTGTTGCTGTAAAATGGGATTATTATTGGTAAATCCTTTAGTAATAATAAATTTAAATGCCAAATAAGCATTTAAAAGAGCCATAAATCCGTCGTTTGGGGTACTACCTTTAACATAATGAAGAGTTGGTTCGCCCACTCTAGAGATGGATGGTTTAATTTCCATACTAGAACAATGTTCAATCAACCACATTATTTTTTCATAATCTCCAAACGGAAATTTAATATTACCCTTTTTCATTAAATCAAAAAGCTCTGAAATATAATAATCTCTTTCAAAAACTATTTCTTTAGGAAATGCATCTGTTGTATATTTTACGTGACCATTAACTTTATTATGAGCACGTGAAACAATATAACGATCACCATAAGTATTATGCAACATGGCTGAGAAGTCATTTGAATAACCAATATCTCCTACTGCCATTTGAATACTATACTGCCTCATAAGCTGGTCAATTAAACCTTTTTTGCTTTCCAAATCATTACGTTTAAATTTAGTAGCAAACTCGATACTTAAAATATGAGGACCTTTAGCAGATAGAATTACAGCGGTACTATAAGATTGTCCAGCCATTTTAACTTTGTCTGGATTAGCTAATTGCTCTAAGTCGGCTCTAGCACCATAGTCCACTCCCATTACCACAATTTGCTGTAATTGGTTGGTACCTGG